ACTAGGCATGACGAGATAATAGCTGACTCCGCAGAGCCTAAAAGTATAGAGACTATACACAGGCTACACTTTAATATAAAACCCTCTAAGAAAGGAGCTGACAGCATAAGGGTAGGAATAGATACTATGCGTAGGCACAAGCTATTTATTAAAGACGACAGCCTAAACGCTCAAAAGGAGTTTAGAAACTACAAATGGAAAACAGACAAGAATGGAAAGATGTTAGCTACACCAATAGACGCATACAACCATTTAATAGATGCGGTGCGTTATGTTTGTTTAAATAAGATATTAAGGAAAACAGGAAAATACTATGTATCGTGAATAAGAAAAAAACCCTAGTCGTACCTGAAGGCTACCAAGATGTAAGCGTAAGGCAGTACAAGAAAATGCTAGAGCTATTCGATAAGAAGCTACCAGAAAAGGAGCTTTCTTTATTAATCGTTTCTGCTCTATGTGATATTAGTAAAGAAGATTTAGAGAACGCAGATTGGGAGGGCGTAAACAAAGTAATGAATATGGTAAGCTGGATAACGCAAGAGCCTGATACCAGCCCTAAGAAAAACCCTTTGATACGGGAGTTTACTTTGAAAGGCGTAGAGTACGGATTCATACCGAATTGGACTAAGCTAACTTTGGGAGAGTTTGCAGACCTAGAAACATACACAGGCTTAGGAGCGTATGATAAATTAGAAAGCATACTCTCAGTTCTATACAGACCGATAATAAAAAGGAGTGTAGACAGCTATACGATAGAACCCTATAACCCAAACCATGAAAAACAGCAAGCTATGTTAGAGTGCAAAATGGACGTTGCGGTTTCAGCGATGGTTTTTTTTTATCGTATAGGGACGATATTAGCGAAAGATTCGCGACGCTCTTTGAAACCGTAGAGAAGTCAAACCAGAGTAAAATACACAGCAAATGGGGTTGGTACAATATCATGTATGAGTTAGCGGATGGTGACCTTACTAAAATGGAAACGGTAACTCTTATATATATAGAGGAAGCCTTAACCTTTTTAGCTTATGAGAAAGACATACAAACCTCTAAAAATCTCAATGTAAATGGACACCGTAGTTGATATTAATAACGTCTTCAAAGAAATAGTAACGAAGCACCTTCAGTTACAAAAGTTCTATACGTTCAGTTTAGACGAAATAGACATAGATAAAATTACCGTAGACCTATTTCCACTTCTGTACGCACAATGTACAGGAGCTTCTATTGATGGAGGTGTAACTGTATTTACCTACGAGGTAATAGTAGCTGACCTAGTAATAGAAAAGCAGACAGATTTACTTACCCAAGTGTATGCTGAGACGCTGTTAATTATGCAGGACGTAATAGCTCAGTTCGTTCTGAGTATGAACAGCCAGTCTATTTTAGATAACGACACACAGCATTGGGGATTTACTACGCCCATTTCTTGCGACCCTTTTACAGCTAGATTTTCTAACCTACTAACAGGTTGGCAGACTTCCTTTGAGATACGAGTACCTAACGCTATAAACCTCTGCATTGCGCCTTATACGTCTTAACATAGAAGTAGCAGGGGTAAACTACTTTCTACCCTTAAATGAGTTCACAGACGTTCTTAACGACTTCGGTAAGGAGGTAGTCAAACGAGCGCAAAAGAATTTAGACAGGAAAAAGAAAAATGCTTCAGGGAACTTGAGGGAGTCTTTAGCCTATTCTGTTACCGTAGATGACAATGAGTTCTCAATGACTTTCGATGCCCCTAACGCCCCTTACTGGGAGTATGTGAACTACGGGGTCAAAGGAAAGATAAGTGACGCTCTAGCACCCCTCTCTCCATTTAAGTTTGGAACGGGAAATGCAGACGGAGGATTAACGAAAGGTATACGAGAGTGGATAAACACCAAACCCATTAAGCAATGGAAAAGCCTAACTTCAGGAAGGTTTCTATCTTACGACCAAATGACTAGTTTAATAAGTCGTAAAGTTTACCTGTATGGTATAGCTACTTCAGACTTCTATACAGATGCTTTTGTAAGAACCTTAAAAAAATACAGACCAAAATTGGAAGAGGCGTACGTTGAAGATTATGGAGAGTTTTTAGACAACGAGTTTTCCAAAACAATAAATATTGAAATAGTTTTATAATGGCATACACAGTAGACCAAAGTTCAGGTACAGGAGTACAAGGAGTAGCAGACGATATTTACTACCAAGTAAGAGACACTACTAACTTTGCTGAACCAAAATACAGGTATCTAGTTAGAATAACGATAGACTCAGTAGTGATAGGTACGTTTAAGCAACTACCAAATAGCGCGAACTGTGCAGTATTTAGAATACAGGATATTATCTCTGACTATGTACAGCAAGACGAAACTATACTAAGGCTAGGTCAATACGATGCTGACAACGCACTAAGTTTAACTACGATATTTGCTCTAAATGAAAAGGCTATAGAAACTGTATCAGTAGAGTTTGGGTATGAAAAAGCTGCTACAGTAAATGACGCTCCAGTACAGACATTTCTACCAGCACTAGACACTACGCTAAAAGCTATAAACGGAAGTCTTAGGTCTTTAAATGTAAACTCTAACGCAGCTAACTCTGTAAGTCAATTTGAACTGACTAACTCATCAGGTCGGCTGCTCTCAGTAACCACTCCCAACTCAAACAGTCAAATAGAGCAATGGGTTTTGGAAGGTCAATTTGGGGCTTTAGCTTTTCTCAACGGGGACGATGTGGGTAGCGATAACTGTAACTATTTCCACGTATCTTATTTTACAGCAGCAGGAGTAGCTTTGAATACAGGCTACTTTATAAACAATCCAACTTACGGGGGGGTAGTTCCAGCAGCAGGGTTATCGGACGAGGCTTCTATTCTATACTTCGGGGCATACCCTAGAAACCTAGAGCTGCAAAATATAGACACCACCTTACGCCCCTCGAACAATGCAACGTGGGACTATTACGAAATACAAGCAGCTTCTAATACAACGCTTGCTGGAAATGAAGCAAGTCAAGTTTATAGGTTTAATAAATTCTGTGACACTAGATACAACCAAACTTTAGCTGAGGTAAATATACCTAGCGAATATTTCTTGAGCTGGTGGAACGATGTAGGGGGTATAGACAACTTGCTATGTGATGGGTCTTCTAACGTTACCCAAAGCATAAAAAGAAGTAGCTTTAGGTCTATGGGGGGTAACGCATTTCAAGCTAGTAATACTGTACCCTATAGCAAAGGCTCTCAAGAGGGAGGTATGACAAGTGTAGGAAATTTAACTACGACTTCGATTACTTTAAACACTAGAGAAAATAACCCTACCAACCTAAACAACTTAATAATGTCTCTAGTAAACTCTCCTAGAGTATACATTTATAGCAGCGCACTACAGCAGCCTAGTTTACCTAAGAGTGTAAATTGGTCAAGGTGTATTGTTAAGGGAGCGCAAATAGGTTTTAAGACAGCCTTAAACGATAAAATTTCTAACTACACTATAGAGATAGAAATAAGCCGTAGAAAGCCCAACGTACAATGATAGAGATAATAGCTAACGCTCAGACAGGAGCAGCCGTATACAGTTTAGACGTACAGGAAATGCCTGTAGAGTTTAACTACTCTATTCAGGAAATGAGAGATATTTCTTACGCTCGTTCTCCACACTCGTTACGTTTTGATATGCCTATGACTGATAATAACAATCAGTTTTTCGGACAGTTTTATAACGTAAACTTTGTTAGTGCGAAATTTGACGTAGGGGTAAAAACGAATGTAGAGGTGTACGATTCTGGTGTAGTAATTATGGTAGGGGTATTACAACTTCACTCTGTAGACCCAACAGCTAAAAAATATAGTGCTAGTATAATCTCTGAGGTAGGAGCTTTTTTCGATGCGGTAAAAGACATAAGTTTTAACGAGGTATTTATAGATTCTGATGGTAACGTAGATACCGATTTAGACCACGCTTTAACAGCAGAAAATATTGTAGATAGCTGGGACATAACAAACGATATTACTTCGGGAGCTGTGGGAGGAGGTACTATAGTTTACCCACTATCAGACTGGGGGTTAGGAGGCAACGACCCTCAAGGATATGGATTTTACTATGACTCTGAGGGTGGAGGTATGGGAACGGGTTGGGCTGGGGAGCAGCTCAGAGCGTTTAACTTCAAGCCCTCTATAAGCGTCCCTTATTTAATAACACGCATAGCTCAAAAGGCAGGCTTCACAGTTTCTTCGACTTTCTTAGGAGGGACTGAATTTAGAACCCTGTATATGTTTCTAGCAACTGAGCTAGAGAGAACAGCAGGACGACCTGTTTACGGTTCTAAGGTAGGACTAACAAATGATTACTCAATACCAACAGCAGCTTCCGTAGAACAAAACCAAATACCTTTAGATAATGAGAGCGCACCCTTTAACGATGTAGACGGATTGTTTAACTCAGGAGTTTTTGTAGCACCATTTAACGGGAGTTTTACATTTAAGTACAACCTCTTTGTTACCTCTCTGGCTACACCTGATACTGGTGCTTTTAGCGTAACGGTTTGGGCTTATAAAAATGCTGCTACAACTAACACTTTTGAATACTACCACGAACATAACGATTGTGTTTACGGGACAAATTCAACGCTTATAGGAACGGGCATAACTATACCCTGCAACATAGGAGATACTATAACGTGGTATGTAGGAGCGACCAACGTAAATAACGCAGTAACAATTAAAGAAACAGTAGGTGTAAATGTGAGCTTTGTGGAATTAGAGTTATACACCTCTACTGGGTTATTTGTAGATGTTTCTGCAAATTTTCCTGACGTAAAAGTAGGAGAGTGGTTGGCTGAAATTTTTAACAGATTTAATCTAATAGTATACACTACACCCGAAGCTCCAACTGTTTTATACATTGATACATATAACAATATGCTCGATGGAGGAACTGAGCAGAAAGACTGGTCAGAAAAGGTAGACCATGATAGTATCATAATAGAACCAACCTTAAAGTACCAAAAGAAAATAGTAAGATTTGAAGATGCGGAGGGTGACGACTGGAGGAACGCATGGTGGCAAAAACATTATGGATATGTTAAAGGACGGTGGATAGAAGAAAACGAAAACTCATTTGCTACAGGGGAACAGAGAATAGGTGGTATGTTTCAACCCCTAAGATTAGCGCATATACCCTCTACCTTTCAGAACGGAACTACAGTAATACCTAATGTACTCGTTCCTAGACTTTATGAGTTAGGATGGAATATTACCTCGATAAAGGAAGTGGTAAAAGCAAAGCCTATTTTAGCTTACTATCATGGGGAGCAAGACATTGAAAATGGAGGTGAATTTAGAATTGGAGCAGACTTAGCAGGGTACGAAGACGTAACTACTTACCCTTTCTTTTCTCAGTATAACACAACCCCTGTTACCTCTTCTAGTGTAGCTTTAAATTGGGGTTACGACTACCCAGACAATATAGACCATCCACTAATTAACGCAGGAACTACAGCAGGTATAACTAACCTATACGCAGTAAGAAAATACTGGGCTAGAAGATTACATGAAGAGTATTCTAGTGAGTCTCGTATAATGACTTGTAAAGCTTACCTAACCCCTCAAGACATTAACCAGTTACAATGGCAGGACGAG